GTACAATATGCATAACGGAAAAGCTAACGAGCTGTCATGCTGAAGTGATGCATGCTGAAGTGAAGTAAGTAAGCACACAACGGCTAAGACAGCAGTTCTACATAACGAAAGGTAAAGACATGAAAGAAAGCAACAGAAGAACAAGCAAGGCTAAGCGTAGCAAAGATGCAGACAAGAAGAATGGCATCAACACCACAAGTGCAGACAATGAGCAGACAAGATGCTTAGCTGCAGACATCCAACTGAAAGCTGACGAAGACAAAGCTGCAAGTGATCCTCAGGACCAAGACTAGCTGATGCGCGAGTACGCTAAGCGAGTTGAAGACATGAAGGCAACAGTCCAGAAGGACTTAGCAGCAAGCAAGTACAGCTTCGAGCTAGCGAAGATCGGGTATGACATCTACACAGACATTGAAGTCTATGACTATGATGTCATGCTAGACATCCTTGAAGGCAATGGATACTGCAGAGACTGCGCAGATGCATTCATTGACTCATTCTCTCTGACAAGTGAGCTGAGCACTGGATCTGAGAAGCTAGTCATACGGCGAAAAGAGAAAGTCGAGACTGAGTTCATGTTCAGCAAGATGATTGAGCGTCAAGCTGAAGAGCAGAGAAAGCAAGCAGTGAAGAATGGAGGAAAGTGAGTCATGGCTAAGAGCAGCAAAGAAAAAGAAGAGAATCCAAACAAGCTTGGAGAGATGGAAGTCTCATGTGGAAAAGAAGGCGAGAATGCATCTGAAGCTTCAAGCAAGAACAAGAATGGCGAAAACACAAAGAAGGAAGCTGAGATGTCTCCAATAGTTGCTGACATAGATCGTCGTCTGAAGATGCCAATTGACAAAGGTGGCATCAACTTGTTCTATGCTGTTGAAGGCTATGAGATGTCTTCTGGAAGACCGATTGTCGACTACTCAAAGCTAGTAGACACTCTCATCACATACGGCTATGACATAGACAGCATCTTAGAGTATGCCGACATCATGCAAGAGAGAAAGAAAGGTCCTATAGTCAGCTAGAGCAAAGACATGGCATTCATGTATGATGACGTGAATGCAATTCCTGAAGTGAAAGAGCTAGTGAAGAAGTTCAAGCGATAAGCAAGCTTCTGTAGCTTAGCACAAAAGCAACACACTAGAGTGTGTTGCTTTTTTGTTTGGTGCTTTCTGGAGCATGTCAGTATGAGAACAAGTTCTAGATTCTCTTCTCTAGTGGGAGCTCCGGCTTGAAGAACTCATAGTCAGCAGAGTGGGCATTGTCATACATCTTCTTCCAGCATGCATCAATGAAATCTTGCGGAAACTTCTTCACATTGCCATAGTGAAGCAGCAAGTTGTGCATTGAGCACTTTCTGCAGCTGCAGCCACAGTTTCCATTGAAGACATCAACTCCAAACTTTGTTTGGTTTCGCTCATGGAAGCTTCTGTTGAATCTGCCAGGAGCGACACAGCTGTAGAAGTCATCTTGAAGGCCTTTGCTCATGAGTGTCTTGATGCGGTCAAGCTTGTTGTGCTTGCTGCTGTCAATCTTCAGGAACTCAATGTCCTGGCATGCAGTCTTCAAAGCTTCTAAGAAAGAGAGAGTAATCTGCTTTGCGTCAGTCAAGTTGATTCCTGGAACCGCATCTGCAATGTCTAAGTCAAAGTCATCACCTAAGCTGATCTTGTTGCATCCATTCTCAATGCACCAATCAAGCATGAATGCAAGAATCATCTAGTTCTTCATCGGATTCTCCGGCCATTGCTGCTTGAACTAACATGACTTCTTAGAGCATTTCTTGATTGATGCTTGCACAAGAGACACATTAGGAATCTTAGCAATGATCTGTGCAGCTCGCTTGTCTGCTTGGGCATTCTCATATGTGTTGACACCCTTCATGTTGAAGCATGCGACATTGTAGCCAGACTCACTCAGATACACAGCCTGTGCAACTGAATCTAAGCCACATGAGAATCCAAGACAGACTTTCTTGTCATCTCTGTGCAATGAGAACTTCTGAAGACTGCCAACTGCAGCTACTCTAGCATTGCTCTTGAACTGCCGCACAATGATCTCTGCAAATGGAACCAGCTCAGCCGGAGCTTCAATGACTTCCGCAAATGGATTCTTGTTGAGCTAGTCATGCAAGTCTAGCACAGCTTGTGAGATGACTTGATGCTACACTCCTGGAACTTCAACAACAGATGCTCTGCTTGTGACTCTCATGTTCATGCCTCTTTCACTGTTCCGTCTGCATTGAAGTCAATGACAACTACTTCTTCGAAGTTAGTTCCGAAGTGGCTGAAGTTGTCTAAGCGCTCTTTGATGTGCTTTCTGTACTTGACTATTGTGTCATCAACAACTGCAACTAGCCTCTTGCACCTTATGTTCTTGATGACAATGTCTAGCCAGTCATCACATGACTCACTAGATGCAATTCCACACCATTGCTCACTCATGCCATATGGTGAGCACATCAAGACGGACTCATAAGTTCCAGTCTCCATCTTTGCATCTCCAACTCGCAAGTCAAACTGAGGAACAATGCCATTCTTCTTGAAGTGCTCTTCTGCAAAGCTCATCAGCTAGACGCTCTCATTGATTGCTTGCTTGTTGAGATCTCTTCCGATGTACTTCTTTCCACATGCAACAGTTCCAAGCAAGCGTCCACTCAGTCCAGAGAATGGGTCATACACTTCAGTGAACTCATTGAGGTACTTCTTCACTAGATACTTTGCAAGAGCTGGCTTGAAGTAAGAGACGAAAGGCGCTTTCCTTGATGTGTCAAGACCAATTGCAAAGATGAAGTCTGGCACATAGCCTTCAACTAAGTAAGGCCTGTTGTCTTCGTGCTTGCCGCTCTTGTCTCTCTCATTGAACCAGTCAGAGCAACGCAATCTGTTGTGGTAGAAGTGCCGAAATGCGTTCTCATCATCTTGCAGCTTCTTCCATGCATCAACTGGAGTCAAGCAGTCATTTCTGTTAGATGTGACGAAAGTCTTAGCATGGAACTTCCGAATGAGAGGAGATCTGGCTTTCCATGACAAGTCTTTGTGCACTAAGCTCTTGATCTCCGACACTAAGCTAGAGTCTTTGATTGGGAACTCTAAGTTAGAAGGAAGTGGCATTGACTTGATGTGAGCCCAAGTCTGTGCAAAGAACTTGTCAACTATAGCATTTGCAAACTTCTTTGTGCAGTTTCCTTTGTACTTGTACTCCGGATTCCCACTTTCTCTCTGCTAGATCAGAAACTGCTTGTTTGCTAAGAGTCCTTCATATGTCAAAGGAAAGTTCTCACTTTCTGGACTCACATAGTCATCTTGCTCTTTAGACTTTTCATTCTTCATAGTCATATCATACAGCATTTTGGCAAAAAGAAAAGGAACAGAGTAAGTACAATATGAAATGAGCATGAAAGGTTTAGACAAATGAAAGACTAGAGCAACTATGATCCAAAGCGTGTAGCAGAGTTGAAAGACCTCATTGAGAAGTATCCATTCAACTACATGAGATCTCTAAGGAGCAAAGGATTCATGGGAAGATGCCCAGATAGGACTGAGCTGCTGAACTATGTCATAGATGCTACAGCACACATGTGCGATGATGACTTTGAGTATAGCTTGAAGACGAGGGTATTCTGGATAGTGAATGGCATCAGTAGCTGGGATGACGAGAGAGTGCGCTGCTAGGTGTGTGGAAAGCCTATCAAGCACTGGAACGTAGTGAACAAAGACTTTGGCTACAAGAAGACTTGCTCTAAAGAGTGCGACAGGAAGATGTTCTTGAAGACTAACAAAGAACACATGAAAGACAAGTACGGAGTAGAGAATGCATTCTAGCTTCCAGAAGTGCTTGAAAGCTTCAAAGAACGGAAAGATGAGATTCAGGCTAAGCGTGATGCAACTAGAAAGAAGAACTTTGGTGATGATCCTGGCTGGAACTTGAAGCAATCAATTGAGACTAGAAAGAAGAAGTATGGAAGCACATGGAACTTAGAAGCGGTACGAGCAACTAAAGAAAAGAACCATGGAGATCCAAACTGGAACAATCCAGAGAAGAACTTTCAGACTAAGAAGCTAAATGGAACTTTCAACACGTCATCACCTGAAGACAAAGTGTTTGCATTGCTTTGCTAGTAGCACGGAGAAGAGAATGTTGAACGTCAGTGGAAAGATGAGCTGTATCCATTTGCTTGTGACTTCTACTTGAAAGACGTCAACATGTATGTAGAATGCAACTTCTCATGGACACACGGCGGTCACTTCTTCGACCCAAACTCAGATGAAGACCAAGCTAAAGTAGAGCATTGGAAAAGCAAAGGAACAAACTACTACAAGAATGCCATAAGCACATGGACAGTCAGAGATGTTCTAAAGAGAGAAACCGCAGAGAAGAATCACATTGCATACAAAGTGCTTTGGAGCTTGAGAGAAGCTGCTGAGTGGATCTTAGGATGTCCTGTGGTTATCTCTAGGAAAGGTGAGATTTCGATCAAAGGAGTTGCATTAGACATGAGTGGTAACTTATGATGACTAGAGAAGATAGAGAGAAGATCAAGCAACTAGTTGCAAGCTACAACTCAAAGGAGCACTCTTATGAAGAGAACATCCAGTTTGCAGTTGATATGCAGCGGCAGTTTCCATTTAGCTGCTTCTCCATCTTGAGAGGAAAGAGATTCAAGAAGTTCTGGGATGACGTAGTAGCTAGGACTCACTTCTTAGATAAGATCTACTCTTCAAGAGACATCTCGCGCTTGCATTACTATGTGAACAAGCTAGAGAAAGTCATTGTGTGCTCAGCAGATGGCTGCAATGAGCCTTACACGAAGAAGATAACACCGAAAGAGCTCAACAAGAAGCGCTTCTACTGCAATTCAACTTGTGCTTAGCGAGACTCTGAAGTCAAGAAGCGGATTAGGGAGACTAAAGAAGAGAACCACACAACAACTAAAGACTTGCTTGAGAAGACGAAAGAAAGAAATCGCAGAGAGTTTGGCTGTGACTGGTACTTCTAGAGTGATGATTTCTGCTAGAAGAAACTAGAGACTTGGAACAACAATGGCTATGACCATCCTATGCACTCAGAAGAAGTCAAAGCTGGAATTGGTGACAGATACTTTGAAGAGCATGGAGTGAGACACGCTTTCTAGGATCCAGAAGTTCAAGACAAGATCCATAAGACTAACATGGAGAATCTCGGAGCTCCGACACCAATGCAGTCAGACAACTTCAGACAAGAAGCACACATGAAGTCAACACAGTCTAAGCTTCGGACTTACTTCAGAGATGTCATCATGAGCTATGAGGATGTGGAGCCAATGTTCGATGAAGATTTCTATGTTGAGCATCGCGAAAGTGACTTTGAGTTCATGTGGAAATGCAAGTTGTGTGGTGACATCTTCAATGCTCCATTCAGATGGGAGCAGCCAAGATGCTACAAGTGCAAGCCAAAGATCAGCGGCACTAGCACATCCGCTTTAGAGAATGAAGTCTTTGAGTTTGTGCAGTCCATCGAATCGCCATACAAGTGCTTCTTCAACTAGCCAGAGAACTGGAACGTCTTGACTCTTCAGAAGCAGCAGCTAGACATAGTGTGCAATGATCCATAGTCTGGAAAGACTGTTGTAGCATTTGAAGTCAATGGCATCTACTGGCATTCAACAGACTTCAAGCCACACAACTACCATCTCAACAAGACTCGAGCTTGCGAGAAGATGGGCATAAAGCTTGTGCACATTTGGGAAGATGAATGGCTGCAGCATAGGGATGAGACAAAAGAGCTAATTCGCTCAGTGCTTCTTGGCAACATGCCATTTGCATTTGATGCAGAACAAGTTGTTGTTCCTAGAGACAAAGTCTGCAAGAGCTGGAACATTGCCGGATATTCAGTCATAGGAGAGACTAGCTGTAGGGTTGTCGCCAGAGGAGATAAGGATCGATCTTAGACTTTTCTGACTGAAGACTGCGGAACTCTTATCTTCAAGAAGCTAAGCTCCTAAACTGATTTAAGTTTTCTTGCAAGCCTTCAAGAAGTCTTTGCCGTACTTCTCTTCTACAAAGTCAACATATTTCTTGCAGTCATCTCCAACTAAGAACTTGACTCCATTTGCTAGCATGCATTGATGCTTTGCTTCATAGATGTCATCTTGAGAATGGTCGTAAGGATTCACCATCCTCTTCGTTGGATCTCTATCCTCAAAGAACTGCAATCCTTTGATCTCAATCAACTCATCTCCAACTCTGAAGTCGGGCATGCAGCTCCTGACTTTTCCATTGCAAGTGTACTGGAAAGACACATTAGGCTGATGCTCAAAGTCAAGTCCATTGTCTTTTAGCCAATTGTAGAATGCAAGCTCTAGCGCAGAGTCGAACTTCTTTCCATCACATGAGTATCTACTCTAAGCAGCCTTTCTGATCTCTGGATCTTGGTTTGGCCATTCAACTCCAAGATTCTTCATGTTGGTAGCTTTTGCTTTCTCAATGAATTCAACAGACTGAGAGTAGAACGGCACACCATAGGATGAAACCATCTTCTGCTAGCTCTTCTCCTTCACAGACTCCGCTTGAAATGGGCATCTAACACCAAGATTCTTCAGACAGGTGCTTTCGGTTTGTTTACGAACAACTTGGCTCTTTGCAGGGTTGTCTACACCAAAGTTCTTCATGCAAGTGGCTTTCTTTTGCTCTTTTGTTGATGATAGTTGCGATGGGTTCTCTACACCATGCTTCTCTTTGAAGTTCTTAGCATACATGTCTTTTCTATGCTAAGAGTCTTTTGCGCATTGAGGACAGCAATGATTCGGAAAGCCTTCTTTCAAGTTTCTCACATTCTTTCCTTCCATGCTCTTGCCGCACTTTTCATTCAAGCAAGCTGGAAACTCATTCAAGCCGTTCAAGATCCAATAGGCTCTTGTTGCCCATGTATATTGCTAAGTAAACAAGAATGGAACTTGCATCTTCATCCATGCAGCTAGCTCATTTCCTTCTAGCTGAAGAGTTCTCCAATAAGACTTTGGATGCTCTTGCACTAGTGCTTTCAGCTCTTCAATCATCTGCACATCGTCTAACATCATTTGCTATCTTACAGAATCCAGCTTGTGAGATTTCGGAAAAACAAAGGTGAGAACTTTCGTTCTCACCTTCATTTTGTGAATCAGCTTCACTTGACGTCGTCAAGCAGCTTTCAAAGCGATCAAGCCTTGAAAACAGTTGGGACGTTTGTGAGGTTGATTGGGGATGGAGTTGCAATGAACTGACGTGAACCATTCCACTCGTAGCTTCCGTCGACCTTTGAGATCTTCATGAAGTGGTAGAAGTTTCTTGCATCCCATGGGTTTGCCATCACACCATAACGTGTGCGAGCACCGACGCTTGGAGTAAATGATCCAGGCTGAATCACTTTTGCCAACTACAATGGTATATAGGGGCAGTAAATTATGCCGCTGTCGCCAGCTTGCTTTCCTTTGTAACCCATGAGCACGTAGTCGTTTGAACCAGCTGCAGCGTAGCTGTCGCGAACGAGGAGCTGCTGATCATCATTGATGAGACCAACCTTAGCAAGAGCTCCAACGCCAGAGTCTGGAACTGTTGGGATTGCATCGGTGTTCTTGAATGATGTGAACTTGTTCATGCTGAGCTGCTGGAGGAGAGCGCAGATGCGTGGAGTTGTGACCACGAAGTTTGCAGCACCGCGACGTGTGCGGATAGCAATCTGCTGAGCTTCAACTGTGATCTGAGTCAGGAGTGTAGCGAGACGACCCATCTGATCAAGACCATCGGCAGAAACTGGATTCCACTCAGAGACAGAGCCACCTGTGATAGCAGCTTTGACCATCTCAGTGATGATCTGACGATCGATTTCAGCACCAACTTCGTATGTGAGAGTGTTGACCATCTCACGCTCAACGTCGATTCCGTGCATTGCCTGCATGTCCTCGGCGAGCTCTGGTGACCAATGAGCTGCGAGCTTGCGGGTCTTAGCTTCGACTGCTGTCTTGACGAGACCAAAGCTCACTGTTGGATAGTTGCTGTTGATGTCCATGTACTCAGAAGCACCGAGTGGGAGACCTTTGCCTTCCCAAGCACCATTGCTGTTTGAACCAGCATATGCGGACCAGTAGTCCTTAGTGTCAGGAGCAGTCTTGCCATAGCCGAGCTCTGAAGTTCCATCAGCTGTCAGACCAGTCCACTGTGTGTTGACAGGGCTGTATCCGATTTCAGCATCTGATGTCAGAGTGCCGAAGCCACCATTCTGGCCGTAGAGTGGACGATATGCGAGAGCATAGCCAACTGGACCATTGAGAGGCTGGACGCCGACGAGATCGTTAGCGATCAGGTCAGGCATGATACGGCGGAGCATTGGCATGACCACGTTAGGGAGGTAGTAGTCACCTGCGTTGCCTGTTGCATATGGAACATTGTCGTCACCCTTGAGGACGCCAGTTCCCTTAGTGAAGCCACCTGTGACATCACCCTGATGAATGCCTGCCTCGTTGAGCATGCCTTTCATCTTGTAGTAGTTGCGTGTGTTCTCAAGAACCTGAGCAAGAGCAATCTTTGTTGACTCTGACTGGATCTTCTTTCCAGACTCGAGGATTGCACCCCACTTCTTGAGAAGCTTTCTTTGATGTGGATCAGCGATTAGACTGTTGTTCATCTTAGATTTCTTTCTCTTTTCTTTCTGTTTTCTTTTTGGTTGCTATCTACCGAGACAGCAAATTGCTTTGATCAGCGGACCTCAATTGCTTGGTTGCACCATAGTTTCATGAGATCTGCATCTATGACTTCGGACTCGTCCAACTCGATGTTGCCATCTGCGTCTTCCTTGACCTCTTCCATAGTCTCAAAATCTTCTTCTTCAGAGACGTCTTCTTTCTTCTCTTCGTCTCCATCTCCTGCCTTGTCACCTTCAGCGATGTGAGCATTGTGAGGCTTGTTCTTCAAGAGATCATTCTCTTTGACTTCCTCATCATCTGCGACAATCTTGTCAATCTCAGACTCAAGTGAAGTCTCTTCAGCTTCAGCGATCTGCTTAGCTTCAGTGCGAACTGACTCAAGAACCTGAGCAAACTTCTTCTCAATCTCAGGAGCAGTTGCTTCACAGAGACGCTTCTTCATTGCACGAGCTTCAAAGTCAGGAAGGTCTCTTGTCTTGCTCTCAAGAACTTCAACTGCCTTCAGGCTGTCAAGCTTCTTGGTCAAGTCTTCGATCTTCTTGCTGCTCTCATCGAGCTTGACTTGCATCTTAGCGACTTCAGTCTCGCACTTGCTCTTCTCAGACTTGAATGACTCATCAAGAGCTTTCTGCTTCTCAGCAACAGCTTCGTCATCAACAACTAGAAGGCTCTTCAGAGACTCTTGGATCTTCTCAAGCTTCTGCATGCGATCATAGTCAACGATTGTCTTCTTAGGAAGAACTGACTCAATGTAGAGATCCAAGTAGTTGTCAACTTTCTCAGCGACTTTCTTGCTCTCATTCATCTTGTTGTTGAGCTTCTCGATCTTTGATGCTAGGACATTGTTCTCTTGCATCTTGCTCATGATTGACTCGAAGATGCCTTTGAACTCACTCTCAAGCTTCTCAGTCACAGCTTTCTTTGTCTTGCGAATTGCTGACTCGCGCTGCTTGCTCATGGTAGACTCAATTGCAAGCACAAAGCTGTCGAGGTCAGTCTTCTGGCTCTCATCAAGCTTCACTCCAGCATCATTCAATGTTGTCAGAAGCTTTGAGTAGCTCTCTCTGATGGATTTAAGACTCATATCTAGTGTTTTCCTCTGATTTTATTTACTCTGGAGCTTTGCGCTTTCTAAGATTTTCGTGAAGAATTTTTCCTAGTCTGCATCTCCATGCAAAAGTTATTTACTCCGCTCGAAATCAGAATTCAGCTATTGTCTTCTTCATGGCTTGGGCTATGTCTTTGGAGCCGGAGAATGATGTCTTTGCACCACGAACTAAGCCATACTGCGGCCATGGATAGACTGAGTACTTGTAGTAGACATCATCGTCATCTGCACCTTTGTCTTTCCAGGAGAGACCGTATGCTTTGCTGTCTGTGTACACAACGATGTGGCTGATTCCAGCTTTCTCAAGTCCGGAGAACAGCTCGTAGTCAAGCTAGTCTAGTGAATATGCTCTGACAAAAGCATCTTGGTTGCTAGCATCTGTCTCTTTCAGTGATTCAGCTAGCTTTGCTTTCAGGTAGTCAAGTGTCTCTCTGATGAATTCTTCTGTCATGATGCACCTCTTTCTCTTTTCTTCTGCTTGTCTCATGCAAACTTCTTAGCTTTGCCGAACTTCTTCAGGATGACAGGCTTGATAGTGTCTTTGTACTTCATAGCATCAATGCCTTTCTTCTGAAGTGCTCTAGTGATGATGCGCTCAGCACTGTCAACATCTCTGACATCGCTCAAGCTGCAAGCCCATTCAGCAGTCGATCTTGCTTTGTCAGCATCAATGTCTGCAATTCCGAAGTACTTCGTGATGTCAATTCCAGGAATGTACTTCTTGCAGATGCTTGCTGCCCATGACTTGATCTGAGCTTCACTCTTTGATGGATCTTTTGATCTGCACCAGTCAAGTGTTGAGTTCACTTTCTCTTCAAAGTAAGTCTCTTGCATGCGCTTGCACTCTTCAGGAGAGATCTCAGTGTCGAGCTTGCAGTACTTGATGTTAGCATTGCTGAACTTGCTGCTCTCTGTAGGACAATAGAGCTTAGCTTCATTCCAGTAAGACTCATCACCGTAGCCAAATGATCCTTCTTTCTCAACAATGTCTACGACAAATCCTTTGCCTCTGAACTTCTTTCCGCCATTCACTGTGACAGGAACGAAAGGCATGTTGTACTGTGGATTTGCTGTTGACTTGCCTTCAAAGCATGCGATGACTTCTTGTGAGTCAGCTTCACGTTGCTCCGCTGCAGCTCTCTTAGCTTCATCTGACTTAGCTTTCTTCTAGTTCCAAGCATCAACCTTCTTCAGAAGCTCTTGCTCTTGGTCATACAGAGCTTTCCACTCTTGTCCAGCTGGAGTCTTGAGCCATTCTTCTCTCTTCTTCTTAGCATCTTCATCCTTCATCTTCTTCAAGACCTTAGTAGCCCAGTCAACAGAAGCTTTCATCTCATCGACAATAGCTCTAGTTGGAAGATAGTGGATAGTGCTTGTGAGCAATGCAAAGTCATCATAGATGTCTTTCTTCTCTGGAGCATTCTGTGCAATTGCTGCTTCTGCTGATTCCTTTGTCACCTCAACAGGCTCTGAGAACTCATACACCGAGTAGTTTGGAGTATGTGAGAGATCCATTGCGCTGTAGCCATGGTGATCGTGCTCTTCTTTGAACACTTTGAGCATCTCTTTAGCGCTCTCTGCTGAAGAAGCATAGAAGTACATGTCAAAGTTGCGAGAGAAGCCGTCGACATAGTCAGATCCAGACCACTAAGTGTCATAGTGGCAAGTTGTCTTGAAGACTTTTGCAGCACCAATCGACTTCGCTACATCTTTTGCACTCTGCCAAGTCATCTCTTTGTAGTCTCTCAGTCTGCCGTCAGCATCTCTGTAGCTGCGATCTCCAACTTGTGGAATCTTGCTAGCCGGAGCTGTGTCTTTGGAGCGCATCTAGTTCTCAATGTCTCTCAGCTTCTTGTCATATGGAGACTCATTTACCTCTTCACTCTCAGTTGCTTTTGTCCTGAGATCAGAGCCGGACTGCATTGCAACTGACACTGCACTCTCCAAGAAAGAGACTAGCTTGCTGTTGTCAATGTCTTCAACTTGCTTGACAATGCTGAAGAACATCTTTCTAGGCTGCTTGTCATGCTTAGCAGTGAGAGCAGGAATCAATGGAGAGATCGAAGATGATGGATCGATTGTGAACTCGTTCTGCTTGTTGTCGAAGAACACTCTGTTCCAGTATCCACTCAAGATGAATGGATTCACTTCCTCAAGCTCACTAGCAGGAATCTGCTCACCTGTCGCATCATTCTTCAGCGCAACTAGCTTGCCTCTCTTGAGCATCTGGACTAGTGAGCCTGGCTCAAACACCAGATGTGTGTCTTTGGAAGCTTGAAGCTTTGTCCAGACAACGTCATATCCAGCTGAGATGAAGCTGAACTTGAAGATAGAGAAGTTGTCATTCTGTGCGCTTCTTCTGCGAAGGATCTGCTCAGACTTAGGAGAAAGGACTTGATCTGTGATCGTGTCTCCTTGTGAGTCAGTCAAGAACGAAGCAAATGGCTGGTATGGTGCCAAGATGTCAACGATCTGCTCACTAGGCACTAGGCTCTTCACGTTCTTGCAGTTTGACACAAGAAGCGTAGTGTCCAAGAGTCTCTTCATTGTTGCACCGTCAACATGATAGTACATCTCGAAGTCCAAGCCTCTGCGAAGCTTTGGAGACAAGATCTGTGAGACTGCATTCAGCTGAGTTGAAGTCAGCAAGTTTCTGAACAAGCATTGGATGCAGACAATGTTGTTCTTTGGCTGTATGAAGCTGTCGAGCTTTGATTCTTCTAGGATTCTCTTCATTGTTTTGTCTTTCATTTCAAGATGTTCAGTAAGTCAGCATTGCATAGTACTTGTCTTGCACGTCATAGATGTCATCAACGCAAGTCTTCAGCCACTTTCTCTTCATTGCTTCTGACTTGTTTGCTATTGCTCTCTTCAAGACACCTAAGTACTCAAGCCAGACACTGCACTCCTCATGGTCATGCATCTTAGTGTCTTTAGCATTCTGGATCTGCTGCAACCGCTTGATGCAAGCATCTAAGAAGTCGATGTTTCTTCCTGGTGTGACAGATGCAGCAAACTGCTCATAAGCTCCAGCTACAGCATCGGAAGCTGGCATCTCTGCCCAGTCTGACATTGCACCAAAGCTCTTAGCTGCAAACTCTTTTGAGCTGTCAGCAACTGCAGCACATGCACTTCTGAGCAACGGAACTTCATTGCTCTCATCTTCAGTGACTTCTGTCTCCAAGCTGCTCTCGATGACTTTGTAAGATGGAATGCCACCTTGCTTGAAGAAGCGCTCGGCATCTTTCTCAAGGTACTCAACTTCAATGCACTCAACTCTCTTCAAGTTTCCAAATGGCGGCTTGCTAAGAACATCTAGCTCTCTTTGTCCAAATGGCACGTCATTCACTGAGTATGGAAAGTCAGTCAAGAATGGCAAGCTGGGAGAGAAGTTCAAGAACTGCCTCTTTCCATTGACATCAGTGGCAAGTGCAAATCCTCGCACAGTCTTCTCTGATGTTGGCATCAGCTTGTCTTCATTCACTTCTTCTGGACTCTCACAGTCAAATCCTGATGGACTGTATCTGTCTTGCACAGTCTAGTTCCTAATCCACTTCTTAGCATCTTCTAAGGAAGCGAACTCTGCTACCTGATTGCTCTCTTCGTTGTCTGACCACTTGACGATGAACTTGCTCATTGCTGCTTGTCTCCTTGTTTCTTTTCAGCTTAGCTTCTTCAAGGCTTCAAGAATCTGCAATGGCACGGGAACCATCCAGACAGAGTGTGGACATCTAGTCTCTAGTGTGTAGGATACTTCACAGGATCAAGACCAGAGTCATTGTCGATTGTGAACTAGTACACAACTGCCGGGTTCTGGATGTAAGTCAGAGCCATTGCTCCAAACCCATCAACGTTTCCAAACTAGTAGACTTTGACTGAGACGTCTACTTTCTCAGTTCCAGCATATCCAGACAGTCCAGTGTCAGGATCGCAAGAGATGAGATTCTTGTCATAAGTGTATGTCATGTCGCAAGGCATGTTCTTTGTTTCCTCTCAAATCAGTTGTTGTCTGCAGATTCCATCATGTACATTCCTGAGTACATGTTCTGCCGTATCTCGTCTTTGTTGTCAAGCAGCTTGTTGAGAACTTTAGCAGAGTCTTTGTCAGCCATCTTAGCTAGAACTCTCAGCAACTCTAAGTTCTCTTCATCATCAAGCACTGCCGACATGTACTTCTTGCATTGTGAAGAGAACTTCTCAAAGAAGTCTGTAGTGAAGAAGCTGTCAACAGAAGTCTCATCAACTTTAGTTCCTCTTCTGAACCATCTGCTGTTTCCATAGAGAAGCTGCCACTTGTTCTTGCTGAGAGAGTACACAGCTTTGTATGGAACATCATTTGAAGTGAACTCACACTTAGCGATGATGCCTGTTCTGCGCATGTCCTTGATCCACTTAGCCATTCTAGGATAGAGCCATGCGCTGATAGACACTATTCCACCGACTGCAGCTGTCAGTCCGGCTGAAAGTCCAGCAAGACCAACTTGCGCAACAATGCTAGCAAGCCATGATGTTCCATTTATCAGACCCATGACAGCAGCACCTAATGCACCCCATGCTCCTGGATTAGCAACAACTGCAGCACCTGCTGCTACAGTAGCAGCTGCAATGACTGTGTTCTTCTGCTAGTCTTCAAGCGACAGAGGAGCATCTTTTCTCAAGTTAGGACAGAAAGGATTGCCTGTCATTCCAACCATGTTCTGCGGATTCATGAAGTTGTCCCAGAAAGAGTTTCCATCTAATGGGCCTCTCGTCTCACACACTTCACTCTCCGATGCTTGCTGCACTTTCTCTTCAGCTGCAACTAGAGCATCTTTCAAGTTCTTGCCATTCTTAGTGTCAAAGCTTCTTGCTTTCTTCAGCTAGCTTCTCAAGTCTTTGTCTGAGAACATGCACCAGAACTTAGCTGAGCTTTTGTCGATGTTGTTGTCTGTTATCATGTGAAATCTCCTTAGTACAAGACTTGGACATACTTCTTGTAGTCTTGGTCACTCATTGAAGCTATGAAAGTGCGAAAGAAGTCTGCTAGCATGTCTTGGTCTTCAAGATTCATGAGAATCTTCTTCAAGTTGTCATCATCAGTTCCAATCTCATTGAGAATGCTGATGAAAAGATCTGCTACAGTGTCATCATCCTGCTGACTCAGTCCATTGAGCATCTGCTGCTGAGTTGGAGGCTCGTCATCCGGATTAGAATATCCCATCTGTCCACCATATGATGCTTCAGTAATGCCTTTGAGCAAGTCAGCTTCGTGCTTCTTTGCTGCTTCTCTTGAGTCAAAGCCTGTGTGGCACTCTTCATGGAAGCTGTCACCGCAGTCATATTGGACAACTACTTCCCATGATCCATCTTTAGTTGCATGATCTACTCTAGTTGAATGGATCTTCTTGCTCTCATTCATCTGAGCTAGCACATTCTTCCAATGGGCGATAGACTCTTCAATCTGCTTTGCTGTGTACTTGCTCATGTCAGCATCCTCACATTCCGCGGATTGACTTCAAGAACTCCATCCAAGCAGCATTCACAGCTTCATTCTTCTTGCTAGTGATGCAAGTGTTTGGGAGCTTGCTGAGATCTTTCTCCAGCTTGTTGATCTTGCTTTCAACTAGCTCACCATGCATGTTGCAAATCCATTGCTTTGACTCAAGGATTCCATTCACGAAGCGATTGCCATCTGTTGTCACCATCTCGCCAACAGAAGGATTAAGCACTACGTCGGCTGTCACTAAATGTAGATCAGTTACTCTTCCGTCTTCATCGACTTCGCCTAATGCGCGAGAGCTTACGCCGAAGCTAGTTCCATATTGAATCAGCGATGCTAAGCAATCTCCACACACTGTTCCTTTAATGCCATACTTCTCATCAGAACAGAGAACTACTGATTCTCCAATCCAAGACCTATTGTCTTCTTCAAGTGACAGAATTCTAGCGCATGCACGAGTTGGATCAATTTCTGATGAGCTAGGATGTTCAAGTTCTTGTACTCCGCGCTTTGTTTCAATCATCTCTGTGCGGAAACGATCCACTTCACCTTTAAGAAGTTCGTATGGATAGATTCTGTCATTTCCATTTCTTCGTTCTGAAACTAAATAGACTCCACGAAACTTCAGAGTTATTGGCTTTGATGGATCATAGCTCTCTTTGATGAGCTCTACTGGCTCTTTAGCTTCAGTGATAAGTTTGAAAATCTTCTCTTTCATAGCAAACTTATTTACTCCTGAGAAATGCTGATTTGCTATGATAGTTCTTGAAGTAAAGACTCAGAACTTTCGCAAGTCAAGCTCTTTTCCATTGCCTATCATGCTTCTTGCGTCAACTTCATACACAATGACTTTGTCATCTATCAACTCTCTAGGAATGGCTTCATATGTGTATATTGCCCTAGCTTCTCTCATGTCTATGTTGGAGATCTTAGTATCAACATAGAACTTAGTGATGCCATCTTGATAAGACTTCCAAGACTGCAAGTTCTTTAAGTTGATGCGAAGAAGTGCTAATTGCTCTAGTCTTTCATCTTCTATCTTTTCTTGTGCAAATGCAGCGATGTCACTAAACTTCGCATTGTTGAACAAGTACACCCTATCTGAGTATGTGAAATTCTTGTTAGCACTCTTTGGCAATAGACCTTTCTAGTTGATGCTGTGCAAAGCATCAATTGAAGTGAAGTGATAGAGCCAGTCAGCAAACTCAAACTAGAAGTTGTTGTACTTTGCTTCAAATGTTATGAAGAACATGTCTAGCTACTTGCCAGCTATAGGTTGCTTCATTCCATATGTATGTTCTCTTCCAAACTTAGCTAAGCCATAGTTGATGTTCTCAGCTTCATCTATGAAGTCTTCCAAAAGCTCTTTCAAGTTAGTGTCTGTGGCAGCTGCAAACCTAAATGTCACTATAGTGAAGACATCTTCATCTACATTCTCGTCTTTGTATTGCTTGTCGATGTCTTGGACTAGAGGTGTTTCATCGTCTGATATTCCAAAGTCTTTCTCTGAAAGTCTAATCACTATCTCATCAAGCTTCTCTTTATAGAACTTCTTGAACAGTGCTTCTAATGCGCTATAAGGCTTGACAGAAGTCACAGCTTCATACAAGTACAATGGCCGTTTCTCATTCTTGCGAATTAGATTGTAAGTGCTATTGCGATAGTTCAAGCAGTAGTCATCATTTCGCTAGCATTCATAGATGCTATTGAAGTCCATGTATCTTGATGTATGCCATCCCCTCGACTCAAGAATTGTGAAGCCCCTCTTTGCGAAGAACTTCTTGTATCTCGCTAATGCTTGTTCCGTGTCAGACATATTCACTTCAGCACTCATATGAAGAAATCAGTAGTTGTTCAAGCTTTCAGTGTGTATTCCTGCCGGTCGAAATCGATCATCAACTTCAAAGACCGAGATAGTGTCATCTATTAGATCTCTAGGTATTGCTTCATATGTGAACAAGGCTCTAGCATCTTTCGCTAGATCATTTACAACTTTGGTGTCGACATAGAACTTCACTGTTCCATCTTTGTAGCTATTCCAACTAGTCAAGTCATTCGACTTTATTCGCAAGAAGGCAAACTTGTGCCATCTTTCAGTTCTAGCACGATCCATTGCATGCTAAACAATGGAGTTGTAGTCGGCTTTGTTGAAGAGGTAGACTCTGTTGTCGTAAGTGTATTCTGGATTGGTTGAATGCGGCGTCAAGCCTTCTTTGTTGATGCTGTGCAAAGCATCAATTGAAGTGAAGTGATAGAGCCAGTCAGCAAACTCAAACTAGAAGTTGTTGTACTTTGCTTCAAATGTTATGAAAAAGACATCTAAGTCTTTTCCTACTAACGGTTGCTTTTTACCGACAGACTGCACTCTTCCAAACTTAGCTAAGCCATAGTTCATGTCTTCTGCCTGATCAACGAAATTCGACAAGAGTTCTTTCAGGCCAACTTTGGAAACATCAGAGTAGTAAGCAAACTGAAAAGACACTAGTGTGAAAACTTCATAGTCAATGTTCTCATCTTTGTACTCGGTGTATACGTCTTCTACTAGTGGAATAGCAGAAGTTGAGAAGCCGAAGTCTTTTTCTGACAAATGCATCAGTTCAGCATTTAGTTTCTCCTTACAGAATCTTTTGAATGCTTGAAGAAGACTTGAGTAAGGCTAGACTTCACCTATAGCTTCTTGCAAGAAGAAAGTTCTTCTCTCATGCTCACGCAGCAAGTTGTAGGTGCTGTTGTGATAGTTGAGACAATAGCATCCATTTCTTACACAGTCATGCTATCGTTGTGTGAAGTCCATGTATTTAGATGCATGCCATCCTTTTGCTTCAAGAATCATGGAGCCAGTCTTGTTGAAGAACTTTCGATACTTCGCTAAAGAGTTTTCGACAATTGTCATTTCATTTCTTCTTTCTGTAGAGCTAACAGCAATGTGCTATGAAGAAACCTGTTGTCCAGACAGGAAATAGCACAATGCTGCCAGCGGACTTGTATATTTACTCCAGAGAAATGCCTTCGTACAATATCGTTCATTAGAAAGTGCTAAGAGAATGCTATCAGATGACGACATGCTGGATATTGAGATCGGAGCGAATCTTGAAGTTGATCTAGAAAACTGGAACAGAAAACTTAGTCTTGACACTGACTTGAGCAAGAAAGCTGTTGAATCTCACTCAAAGTTCTTCAAGAAGACTTCAAGCATTGCAAAAGAGAATGCACTTCGCTGTCATCTTGCAACTAGAGCTGCAAAAGTTGACTTGAGCAACATCCAAGAGACATTGCATGTTAGTGAGATTCCATTGAACAGCAGCTGTGATGTAGTTCGGCAAGTGAGACTCTTAGAGGGCAATGTCAACGACTTAGATGAAGCATTGCTAAAGACATATCCAACTTCTTACTTCTTGAAGAAATGCTAGCTCTTCTAGAAGAAAGCTGTTCCTGCTGAGCTATCTAGCATGACGCAACAAGATGTAGATTGTGAAGGAAGCTCAAGCACTAGGTACTTAGATTGCATAGAGACAACTGACTTTGACAGCAATACTGGAGTGGCAGCAAGAGTGATAGTGCCTTTGCTTACATGGAAAAGCTAGCTGAAGGATCTTGAGAGTGACATTGACAAGTTGAAAGAAGCTGCAAGGTTCAATGGGTATTTCCTGACTCAATGTGAAGCCATAAAGCCGAGAAATCCTGATGCTACAGCAAGAGGAATCATCAAAGTCTGCATGTCATTTGAAGCTAAGTACTCTAAGACTGACTTTGACATGCCTGAGTTCTTGTGCCATCTCACTCTTCCTTAGAACTTGAAAGGAATTGCTAGCAAAGGCTTGAAGCCGAACGCTTGCTCTAATGTCTTCTCCTATCCGGAGCGCATCTACTTCTTCTGTTGGGAGTCTGAAGCTTACAAGACTCTGTATAGTGCACAAGAGTTGCTCAATGGCAATCCAGGACAGATTGCTGTTGTGAAAGTGAGAAGCGGCATTCTTGAGAAGTATGGCCCTTTCAAGACCGGCAAGATGAAGTTCTTCATAGATCCAAAGATAGCAAACTTAGATGACGAGAAGCAACCTCGCGCAATATACACTTATGAGCCGGTTCCTGCTATGCTGCTAGATGGTATCGTTGAGATCTTGACTCTCAACTCAAATGGCAATGCTGTGAAGAGAGAACCGCACTCACTTGCAGAGTTCAAAGACTGAACTGACTGCATTTGCAAGATTCTCAATGCTCATGTCATCAATGCTCTGCACATCTCTGAAGTAAGGCTCTATTGCAGCACTGACTGCATTCTTGACAAGCAAGTTTCCATCAAGCTTAAGCCATTTCTGCACATTCCATGCACCTGTGACATTGTCTTCTTTGCAAACATAGAGCGATTTGTCTTTGATGACTGCATAACTAGCTTGATAGACATCGGTGCTTAGCCAAGCTTTCACTGCATATGTCTAGTCGATGTAGCTCTTAGTGTAGAAATCAGTTGACACTGTGTCAGATAAGTTCTAGACATGTTGAGCAATGTCGCTCTGCAGTGCAGTTATAGCATTCTAGATCTATGCAGAAGAGCTTGTTTCAGAAGTCTTGTAGTAGTCACTGAGCTACTAGATGCTTGCTTTCTAAGACAACGCCTGTGTGATCTCTTGGCTGCTAGAAGTCTCGGTCATCTTGTAGTAGTCAGAAAGCAAGTTGTCGGCATACTGTCTTGTTTCTGATGCAGACTGCTCAATCTCTTCAGATCTGTCTTCGCTCTCTTGCTATAGCTTGTCATCTACAGCAGTGCTCAAGACATCAGTGTAGCTTTCTGCGCATTGCAATGCAAAAGCTGATGCTTGGCTGGCAGTTTCAGTTATCAGATTCACTACATCCGCTGACAGAAGGTCTTTGCTTACAGATCCAGCTATGATGCAAGACTTGATCTTGTTTTGCCCATCTTCTAGCACAACTTGCACAGAGATAGTTGATGTCTGTGATCCGACATACACATCAGTCAAGTCTTTCAAGCTAACATACAAGTGAGTCTCTTCAGAAGTACCGGCAGCCACATTGACAGTGAAGTCGAAGTACTTGTCACCGATCTTCAATCCGGATAATGGCTTGTCGTCTTCTTCACATTCTTTGACAGCTGCAGCTTTAAGCAAGAAGTCTTTCGGAATGTTGATCTTAGCTCCGATCTGCTAGCCGCCTTGCATGATCTAGTAAGTTGCAAAGTATGCGGAAGTCTCAGGCTCAGGAAGCTTTTGCACAGTGACAGACAGCTAGGTGCTCAATTGCTCAGCTAGATCATCAGCATGCGACTATGCATTGCTTTCGGCTTCACCAGCTTTCTCTTCGGAATAAGTTGACAGCTGCTTCTCAAGAGCTGACAAGTCTTTTATGCGCTATGAGCTCTCATCTTCAATGTTCTGCTGCAGTTGTTCATCAGTTCCTTGCAATGATTCAACTGACAGCTGGAGCTTCTAGTCAATTGCATTGCTAAGCTAGTCTGTATAGCTGTTTGCTTCTTCCTGCTGCGATTCAATGTAAGCCAATGCATCAGAAGCTAGCTTCACTTTGCTGATTGTTGCATCCGTGATAGAAACTGCAATCTTGTTGTCTTCGACTATGACTAGCTGCTCTGAAGATTCATCTGCAGCATACACGTGCTTCTAGAACTCTTCACTCAGCTCACCGGCAGATGAAGTCTCATTCTTCTTCCAATATGATGACAAAGCGTCGTCAACATACTCTTTAGCATCAGCTAGCTGCTTAGATATCAGCTGTGTGACGTCAGATGACAGAAAGCCCTTGCTGATAGATCCCAGCTTCACGAATGCAGAGATCTTGCTGCTAGCAATCTGAGTAGTGACAGTTTCTGATTCAGCTCCTTCATACGCAGAGCTTGAAAGCACTGTTATAGTCTCACCAACTTGCTTTCCACCTTGAAGAACTTGATAAGATGCACCAGCATCAGTTAGTTCCTTTGTCACAGTCACTGAAAGGCTAGTGTCTGCATGCTGCTTTGCTGCATCAAGCTTGCTAGTAGCATCTTCTTTAGTCTCATAGGTGTCGCCGACAGAGAGCTTAGCTATCTCTGAGTCCGTGTATGTCTTCGCTTCAGCTAGCTTTGCTTGAGCACTAGTCTGCGTCTCATAAGCTGTCAGAGATGAAGTGAATGCATAGTCACCAGCAATCTGGAACACTCCATCTATGACACTAACAATCTTGTTTGAGATGCTGATAGTCTGTCCGTCTCCAATGTAAGAGTCAGTCAATGAAGACAAGCTTGCAGAAAGCTCTTCTCCATTTGAGTCTTTCAGCAGCAAGACTCTAGATGCAGCATCATATTGCAATGCTGTTGCAGAAGTGTCTGTCCAAGGAACATCAACGTGCGCTTTTCCGTTGTCTAGCTGCAATGCATACTTCTTTCCATTCTCAGAATACCCAAGCTTGACTAGTCCATATGCACTGGATGTTGCTTCAGTGTCTTTTGCTACATATCTCTCTTCAACAGAGCTAAGCCGCTTGTCTATTGCTGATATTGAGTCTGTCTTGCTCGCTACTAAGTCATATGATGCAATCACTGTGCGATTGACATCATCATTGTCGACAATGTAAAGCTAGTTGCTGAGTATCTAGCCCGGCTCTAAGCTCTTGTAAGAAGCTTCAGACAGAGTGTTGACTATAAGTGTTCGTTCTTGTGCCTACATAGATTGTGAAAGTGCCAGAGCAAAAGTGCTCACATGTGCTTGATGACTATATCATCAAAGGTGATCTAGCCTAACTTGATGCCCTTGAACTCATATCCTCTGACTTCCTCTTCTAGGAAATGCTTCATGAGAACATTGAGAGATGGATCTTCTAGAGTGGCAGCAAAGCCAGCTAGTCTCGGATACTTCCTATTGAAGATACGGTTGTACAATGTGTGTTTCTTGTACACTTCTTCTAGAGTGATGCTAGTGTCTTTCTCCACTTCCATTTTGGACTAGTCTATTTACTCATCGAGCAGAGCACTGTATGTTATGAAAATGGACTTATCGAGTGATTTCAAGTTTCCATTGTCTGCAAACGACATCTACCTTGAAGATGACACAAAGCAAGTCAAAGCTGTGTGCTCTAGCCATGACATTGCAATCCGGCTAGCTGACTATGCTAACTAGGCGCACAGACATTCCAAGAAGAGTGATATTGTAGAGCTTTTGCTGAAGAGACTAGTTTGCATAAGAGATGAGATGCTAGATGAAGTGACTATTGATGCATTGCACAAGTGCTTAGGAAATCTAGCTGATGATGTTGATGACACTTTGCCATCTCAAGCAGAGAAGACCAAGAACATAGTCTCACTTGTGAAAGAGTCGTTCTACTTGTGTGTAGCAATGGATAAAGCGCAGATTCCAGTCAAAGATGTGAAGACGGCAATGCTTTAGCAGCAGTTCTAGAACTTCTACAATGCTCTCAATGCTGTCATCTCTGACAATGACATCAAGATTGAGAAGAGAGAATAGCTCGAGCTTTGCTAGCCATTCTTGGAATATGAGAAAGAAAAGCAGCAACAAGCGCGCGAAGATGCTAGCGAAGAAGAACAACAGAAGCAGCCAATCACTAAGCAAAAGACTTTCAGCAGGAAAATGAGACTGCGAATGAAGTTAGCAAAACGAAAGATCAAGCTAGCCATCAATTGGATCATATGGTGAAACAAGAAAGGTGGAGAAATGAACTCTCCACCTTTTCTTTTGTTAACAGGTCTTGAAGAAGTGTTCGCGCATCCTCTGAAGTAAATAAATGCATATCAAGTAAGGTGATAGTTTTTTCTTAAAGCAAAAGGTACCGCATTATGAACAGTGCATAGTTACAGCAGCAAATTCTTTCATTCCATGTTGGCAGAAGTTATCTCTTCAACAAAAGCAAGATTGGATCTATTCGGTTATCGCGGATAGCGTTAGAAAGCGATGAATTCAAACAAACCGGTTTGCTTGCAAGCATAATGGAATTTACTTAGTTTCTAACTGATTACGGTATTCGCCATAAGACAAACATCAGCATGAAACACAGGATAAACGCAATCTTTCAAAATGTTACTTCAGTTCCACTTTGCGAAGAATGCCACAAACAAGAATGTTTCTTAAGACCAGTTAAAGGGCTTTATCATCCAATTTTCAGCAGTCTTTGCAGTAGTACAGTGTGTCACTCAAATCACGCAGTTAAGCACAAAGGAGATGTCACACAACACACAAAAGACCTGATGAGCCGAAAAGCTAAAGCGTCGAAAAGGGAAATCATAGACACTGCAATATTCCTTCTCAAGACATGCGATGATGTAGTGTTATCCGATTGCATGCAACAGAAGTGTATCGAATATTGCACACAGCGCTTAAATCGATTGGAGCATGTGCCGTCTAAAGACATTAAAGAGAATCAAGACTTGGTTAGAGCTATCTTCAAGATGACTGAATTCATTGAAGCAAAAGATCCAGAACACATCAAAGTGAAGAAAGACTTTGCTTTAGATGAAAGAGTCTATTGCATTGCGAATGGAATTAGCAGTCCAGTCAAATGTAAGTTTTGCCAAACAAACAATGTAAAGTTCATCAGTTTGAAGAAAGGATACACTGATGCTTGCACATCACCATTGTGTATATCAGACAAGATTCGTTATGTGAAGAATCAACTCACATCAAAAGAGCTCATAGCAAAGATTGAAGCGAGCGGAGACTACAAAGTTTTGTCATTTCCGTTAGTATAGAACGAAGAACCGCTCATCGTAAAGTGCAATAAGTGTGGAAACATAAGCTAGCACTTTCTTTACAATGGCATTTTGTAGCATCTTGAGAAAGTCAAGTTGTGTGATGTGTGCGATGCATATTCATCTGCAGCTGAAAGAGACATTGTCAACTTTCTTCAGCAAGTATGCAATCAAAAAGATGTCAGAATGCATGATAGATTTCTTATAGCTCCGAATGAACTTGACATTTACATTCCAGATGAAAAGCTAGCGATTGAGTACGACGGCTTATATTGGCACAATGCTGACACATTGAAATCGAGTTTCTACCATAAGATGAAGACTAACTTATGCGATGAGCTACAAGTTGATCTTATCCACATCTTCGAAAATGAGATGATCATTTCTCCAAACGCAGTCTATGATGCTCTCAAACGGCATCTTTGTGAAAGTTCTTTAGTTGTAGTTGATGCAAAAGAATGCTCAATCGAAGAAGTTGAAATGGATGCCGCTGCAGAATTTGCTTCGAAGAACACAATTTGTGATCTGTTTCTTGATGCTGGAGAAATCAACTATGGTTTGTTCTACAAAGGCGAGATGATTTCTATCTTGTCTGCTAGCAAGAAATCAGATGGTGTTTGCAAGATATTGTGTGCTTGCGACAAGATTGGAATGAAAGTTGAATGCGGCCTTAGCAAGCTCCTGCAACACCTATAGCAAGAACACAATGTGAAGAAACTTACAGTCAACATCAATAGAAGATGGCCAATCTTAGCAAATAAGTTCTTCAATGAAGGATTCCAATTGGAAAAGTTGACTAGCATTCGAGCTCTGTTCTACAATACATCATGCCGTTCCATGAACAAGAATTTGTTGAACAAGAAACAAATGACGCAAATGATTGGAAGCGCTTACGACGATAGCATTTCACTGAAAGAAAATGCGGCTAAAGTCAAATACAAGTGCATCTATGATTGCGGTGACTTAGTTCTGACAAAGAATCAGTGAAACAAGAAAGGTGGAGAAATGAACTCTCCACCTTTTCTTCGTCAACGATCTGAAAGACTAGCTTACAGACCAACCTCTTCCCAAGAGCATCCAGTTGAAGCTGCAATGAAGTCAATCATGATGTACTCAACTGTCTTAGTTGGCTTGATGCCGATGCTCACATGGAGCTCATTAGCGTCGATAGTTTCCGGAGTATTGTTCGTTTCATCTGCGATGATCTTATAGTCGTATACTCCACCTCCAACCTTAGCTGCTCTGAAGTAAGGATCAAGAGCATCAACAAGACGTTGACGAGTGTATGAAGTATTGCCTTCATATAGGAAATATCTACTCACGTTGTACGCAGCTCTCTCCAGACGAAGGAAAAGTCTTCTGACATTCACGCGGTCCAAAGCGCTTGGCTTGACTTGCAGAGTCTTCTGGCCTTCTAAGCAGACACCATCATTTGGATAGTTGACTGCGTAGTTCCAGCACTTGTCATAGATCAAGTCAGCTTGGAATGCTGTTGGTGAGAATGACACATCAGTGCAAGCAACAAGTCCGCGATTGAGACCAGCAGGAGCATCCCAATAGTTGAAGTTGACGTCTGTGTTGACGTATATTCCGCAAGCTTTGATTGATGGTGGGCACCAGAAGAAATCTCCAGTGTAGTCATCAGCTTGCTCGAACCAGTCCATGTAGCCAGCACCATACGAAGTGTTGAGACCTGCAATGCACTTCAAGTAAGGAAGAACATCTTTGTCAAGAGTGTTTGCAGGCTTGCTGTCGCGAATGATCTTCTTTTGGCCTTGAAGGACAAGAGGACGTAGTCCGTCAGCAATGAACATGCAGTCTTTTCTGACGTTCTTGCAGAAGTTGTCAAGCTTCTGCTCAACAGTCTTCCAAGTCTTCACAGCGGCACTTGTAGGATCTTTAGCTTTCCACATTCCAAGAAGTGAGTTGCCAAGATCATCAGTCACTGTCAAGTCATATTCACCTTTGTCTCCATAGATTGCCTTGATGAATGAAGCGATGTTAGCGAGACCGGCATCAGGAACAATGTCAATGTCGCGAGCATTAATGTCGCGAACTTTCTCTTGAGCTTTGTTCATTCCATCATAGATTGACTTGCTGACGGAGATGTACTTCTTTGTCATCTCTTCATAGAGACCAAGAGAAGCACATTCAGAAGGCTTAGCAATCAAGATGTCAACTTCGTCGAGATACTCATTCTTAGCACTTGTTGACGCAAAGCAGTTTGAGAAGAAGTTGATGTACTCGGACTGGCTGTTGATGATTGTGTCAATGAACTTAGTGACACCAGTGTTAGGATCTTTGTCGTCTTTGTAGAGGGATCCACAGAAAGCTTCAATTGGCTCATAAGACACTTTGTTTCCTTCTGAAGGATCAAGATATGTCTTGAACACAACAACACCGATGTCTTTCAGGTGCTCAGGATCGAAGCCAACTCCATCTGCTGCAGGCTGGATTGAAGCAAAGTATCCGTTAGCATCAAGGGCCATTGTGTTAGGAATTGAGTCATCTCCATCGACACCATGCCATTCATTTTCAACTTCAAACTGAGTTTCACTAGTAAGAGATGATGGAGGTAGTGAAGAATCAATAGGAGTTGGTCCAATAACCAATCCAGAATAACCATTTCCTTCATCATTTAGCGTTACAGATCCTGGATTTACAAAAGCTTTTGCTGTAGTTGAACTTAGGAAGAATCCACCACAATCATTGAAGTTTTTAACTGCACCAGAAAGTGTTGCATTAGTCGGATAAAACGTCTTTCCATCATTACCCAAGACAGAAATGATACCTCCACAAGATGAGACATCACATGGTTCTGCGGAATCAACAGACATTGTCACACTCGAGAATTTCCACTTCTGATAGAACCACTTTCCTTGGGTGTTGATGCGTTGTGCAAAATCTGAAGCGCTAAGTCCACCATTGTCGTCACTCAGTGTATACAGTTTTGTTCCACTGATCACTTCATAGCAGGAAATCTTGTTCAGCGCGGGAGAAATGAGTGACTAAGCAAAGAGTGCATTAGCAGCAGTAGTCACAACTGGCACAATTCCAATGAGTTCTCTGTCTTTACCTTTTCTAGTGTCTTCTGTCACCTTTCCATAAGTTGCACCAGTAGTGTCGACAATCAAGAAATGATTAGCAGGAACCTTCACTTCATCAGTTCTGTACTCTTCAATTGAAGACAAGTCATAGCAAATAGGCTTTCCATCAGTAGTGATCTCACAATATTGCTCAATCTCAGAATCGGCTTTTGCGACTTCAGACCACTCTTTAGTGCTAAGATTGTCTTGTTTGCCACTGACTTCGTACTTGAAGCCAACCATCTTCTCAAAGCTTGAGTTGTCATATGGCAGACGTGCAAAGCAAACCTTGCCGTTGTTGTTCAAGACTTCACAGACACAAGCATAAGCATATCTCTCAGCCTCAGTAGTAGGCTCTCCGAAGATTGTTGTGAATGCTGTTCTTGAAGTGATGTCAAATGGCTTGTACACTTCGCCTTTCGCGGTGAAGCCTTCGATGTAGACCTTAGTGCCAGTCATTGAAGGTGAGTATTGGCTCTTGTCTATCTCAGTGATCTGGATTGATGGACTTGTGTGAATTCTCATTAGTTGATTCCTATCTTGAAATGTCTAAGTTATTTACTCTGAGTTATTTACTCTCTGGCAGAATTGGCGAACTTGTCTCATTTCTTGACCTCTTCCGTCACAGATGCTGACTGAGAAGTTGTCACAAATGTGATCACGATGTACTCAATTGTCTTGATAGGCTTGATTGCAATCTTGCATCTCATCTCATTGTTCTCAATTACTTGTGGAGTGTTCAGCTCATCATCACACTTGATTGCATACTCAATGATTCCATTTCCACTGACAGCTTGCTCAAAGTATGGGCGTATAGTGTCCACAAACTTCTGTCTCAAGTACTCAGTGTTGCCTTCATAGAGGAAGTACTTAGCAGCTCTCACTACTTGCTTCTCAAGCTTCAGCAAAAGTCTTCTGACATTCACTCTGTCAAGTGCTGTCATGGAAGTCTAGAAAGTCTTCTGTCCTTCCATTATGATGCCATCAAGAGGATAGCTGATAGCATAGTTCCAGTTCTGCTAGTATATCTTTCCTGCGTCATCCTTGTTTGGACTGAATGCAACATCAACGACATTTGGAACAATGCCTCTCGTCATTCCAGCTGGAGCATCCCAGGAGTGGAAGTAAGTGTCACAGTAGATGTAGATTGATGCAGCTTTGATCGACGGTGGACACCAGAAGAGATCTCCAGTCTGATCATCTGCTTGCTAGAACCAATCACAATATCCAGCTGAGTAAGATGAGTTGATGCCAGAGATGCACTTGACTAGCGGAACAATGTCTTTCTCTACACTTGAGCCGATCTTGCTTGGACGGACAATCTTCTAGTTTCCAACTAAGCAGAATGGACGAAGTCCGTCGGCAATGAACATGCAGTCACGTCTAGTGTTCTTGCAGAAGTTGTCAAACTTCTTTATGACTTGCTGCCATTTTGCAGTCTAGCCTACAGTGTCTCCGTTGAGTGACAGCTTCCAGATGAAGTTCTCTGGATCTGTTGATGCACTCCTTGCTGCTAAGTACTGAGCAATGTTCGACACTCCAGCATCAATGACTAGATCAAGCTGAAGCTAGTTTGGATCTTTGCACAAGTCCAAGACTGTTGTCAGCGGATTTATGATGCTCTTAGCAACATCAAGAGTCTTCTTGCATTCAATCTAGTGGAATCCTAGCATCTTTGCGCGCTAGTTGTTTATGTACAGAGTGTCAGCTTGCTTCAGCAAGTTCCTGTCGACATTAGAGAACACATTGATGTACTTCGAAGTGTTGTTGACTATGTTGTCAATGAAGATTGAAGAGTTGTCAACTGGAGACTTGTCAGTCTTGTCGAGCGATCCGACAAATGACTCAAGAATCTCATAGTTGACTTTTCCATTGTTAGCGTCATCGGAGAATGCTCGCATGACGACTATTCCAATCTGCTTCAAGTACTTAGTGTCAAGATGGCTTGAGTCTCTGAAGTTTATGAGTGGGAACTAGTTGGAAGCTATCTTTGAGACAGTCTCATCGTCAATTGAGCTCAATGAGTTCAGAGGAATCATGTAGTTGTCATATGAAGAGAGGCCGGCAAGATTCACAGCAACAGAGTCGCGATACTGGTATGGACTGTATAGTGGCACTGTTGAGAGCTGTGAGACTGGATTGTAGTATCCGATGTTCTTTTCCCACTCGTAGCCAGTAGAGTTCAAAGTCTTCTAGAAGAACAGAGCATTGACTGGTGTAGTGATGACAGGAAAGATTCCAAGTGAGTCATTAGTAGCATAAGAGCTCAATGTTCCAAAGTCATCAACATCTACAGTTGATGTGACGCAATTGAACTGAGTGCATGTGTATCTCTGTCTGCTGACATCGACTATCTTGATCTTGTTTCGCAATCCAGCAACATAGCCGGTACGGTAGTTGTCAAGATCTTCTATTGTTATCTTTCCGGCCGCATCATTGACAGCTTTCAGCTTGATGTACTTTCGGATGTTGCTGTCAAGCAGAAGGATCTCACTGAGCTTGTTAGCGTCAAACTCACTGAGAATGTCGCTGAGCTTCTCTTTCATCTGCTTGATCATCTGAGACATGTCGGCATCTTCAATCTCTCTTGAGTAGAGCTCATCTATAGCTGATCTCAAGTCACCAAGCTTGTTGAAGTCATACTTAGCTTCAAACTCGTCGTAGCATCCTAAGTACCTTAGCACCAAGAACAAGTTCTCTCGTATCTTGTTGAGATCATCAAGCGTCTTGTCTACCTAGATTCCATCGCCGATGTTCTTCATCTCTTTGACTTCATACTCACAGCAAGAGAACTGCGCATTTCCTTTTCCGTCGCAGTTGCTTTCAGCATTGTTGTAAGGAAGCTTGCAGGCAATGCAAACACCACCTCTGTTCAGAACTTCCATGCATCCATAGTAGAAGCATTTCTCAAACTCAGTGCCAGGCTGTCCGAACTTCTCAATGAAAGTGGTTCTGCTGTTGATCCACTGTGGATAGAAGTTCTCACCTTTGCTTGCTAATCCTGTAACTAGCACTACTGGCGCATTAGGAAGACTGCTGTCTTGCTTTCTGTAGTTGCTCCTGTCTATCTCTCTTAGCTCGATTCCAGGTGCATTGATTGTTCTTGCTGATGCCATACTGCAAACTTTCTTTCTTTGAGCATATTTACTCTGTGGCGTTATTGTGAGCTTGAGCTCTTCCGGAACATGCCATGTCTAGCTACTTTGCTGTACAATATGAGCATATGGAAGAGAAGTCTGAGAAGCGACAGGTTGAGATCAAGACTAACTAGACTCTCAACAACTACATCAAAGAGCTGCAAGATGATGTCAAGCTGAATGAGTACAACTTGAGAGAGAAGAGCTTGATGTGCTCATCTATGTGGGCAAAGTGGACTTCTTACTTGTTCTTGGAGAAGGAGAACTTGCAGAGAATTGCTGAGGCAAAGCAGAAGATCATCAAGAAGAAGATGTCTGAAAGCAAGGTTCAAGACTCCGTGCTCAGGATGAAGTCAGAAGACAAGTTGTCAGAGAATGATGAGAATGTGAAGCGCCTTAATGTCTTGTCAAAGCAGACTCAAGACAACATAGACTTCATTGAACGGTCTTTGAACATCTTTGCTAACTTAGGATTCTCAATCAAGAACTCAGTTGAAGTCCTCAAACTGAACTTGTCACACTGATGCACGAGCAATACGCAGACCATTTCAGCAACATCTATGAAGCAGTTCCACAAGGAAAAGTCTTCAGGATCTTGTTTGACTCTGTGACAATGCAGATGAAAGTGATGTCTAGGAGCTATGAAGTGCTAGAAGAGCTTCGCGATGCTTTCTCTGCAGACAACGACCAAGCTTTCTTCTCTAAGCAGTTTGGCTATGCGGCACAAAGCAAGAAGTACCAGATCAACAAGTTTGGATACTTTGCACCAGGCTTAGTCTTTGAGGTGCTTGACTGGATCAAAGTGCACTATGGAGACTTGTCATTTGTTGCTATCTCAAAGAACTGCATGAGCTACATCAGTGAAGTGCTGACCCCATTGAAGTCTGCGTTGAAAGGGAAGCAGATTGAGATTGCTAACATGGCCGATGAGTCAGGAAGAAATGGTGCAGCTGTCATAGATGGAAAGCCAGCTTACGCCTTTCGTGACTACTAGCAGAAGTCAGTTGAAGCATTGTTGACAAAAGGCTATGGAAGAGGTCTCATCGAGATTCCGACTTCCGGAGGAAAGAGCTTCATCATTGCTAACTTCATCTGGAACTTGCACAAGCATGTTGACAACAAGCTGAAGGCTCTCATATTCGTGCCTAACACTCAGCTAGTAGAGCAGTTCTACAAAGACTTGCTAGACTATGGCTACAGAAAAGAGAATCTTGCTAAGTTCTGTGGCGCGATGAAAGCTAAAGAGCGAAAGCAACAAGACTTGAAGAATGCTAAGATCATCATTGCTAACAGGCAGTATGTGTTCAGCAATGCTAGCAAGCTTCCAAAGATAGATGTTCTTGTTGTTGATGAAGTGCACACAGCTAATGCTAGTGTCTCAAAAGAGTTCATCTAGGGATGCAGCGCTAAGATAAGAGTTGGTTGCACTGGAACACTTCCAAAAGGAAAGTTCTAGTACTGGGACTTGCTAGGAATGTTTGGCAAAGTAGTCTATAGAGAAGAAGTGACTGACTTGCAAGACTAGGGCTTCATCTCAAAGTTGAGGATAACAGTGCTTGACATCTTGCACAAAGGAGTAGAGAGCAATCGGCATTGCTTGTTTCACACTGACTCACTGCATAAGTACCATCCAGATGAGTTTGGCAACTCTGAAGTTCTCTTCAATGATGCTTACAATGCGGAGCTAGAGTTCTACAAGAATTCAAGTTGCGAGCTCTACTATCCAGTCATGCAGTATCTCAACACACTAGATGAGAACATTCTAGTGCTGTTTGACAGGATTGAGACTGGAAAGAACCTTTTTGACTTAGCTCAGAAAGTTGTCACATCTAAGAAAGCATACTACATCGACGGAAGCACTGAAGTGACATTGAGAGAAGATGCGCGCCAAGCATTCGAGCAAAGTGGCAACAACATCTTAGTTGGAAACGTCTCTATCGTCGGAACAGGCATCAACATCAAGCGCTTGAAGCATGTAGTGTTCATTGCATCTACTAAGTCTTTTTCGAGAGTCATTCAGAGCATCGGAAGAATTCTGCGCTTGCATGACACTAAAGACGAAGCGCACTTAGTGGACATAGTGCTGAACACGAAGTATTCTAGGAAGCACTACCAAGAACGGCTTAAGTTCTACAAAGACGTCTATCACAAGAAGAAGCCGGATGAAGTGATCAAGCTTGAAGTCTGATTGCAAAAGACAAAGGTGAGAACTCAGTTCTCACCTTCACCGTATCACCAGGAAAACTTGTAGTTGTCTGGCTTAGTCTTGGAAGAGACGTGCATTCAGCTTGCGATAGTGCTCGAGTGACTCATCAAGCTTCTCATCAGCATCTTCAGTGACGTCTTCCTTCTTCTCTTCATCTTCCTTCTTGTCATCTTCAGCTTCAGCGACTTCTTCTTCTTTCTTCTCTTCAGTCTCAGCGGTCACTTCATCTTTCTTCTCATCTTCACCTTCTTCAGTGATCTCATCATCTTCCAAGAAGTCTTTCTCTGTCACATCATCTTTGTCTTTCTCACAGACACAAGGATCTTTGCCACACTCCGGGCACTTCTCACCTTCATCCGTTGTCTTCTTGTCATCAGTTGCTTCATCTTCGAAGAACTCATCATATGACATCATGTCTTCTTCACCTTCAGAGACATCGTCAGTCTCTTCAGCGTCATCAGTGTCATCTTTCTTATCGTCTTCCGACTCGGTTGTTGTAGCGGCAGGACTGAAGAACTCTTCAACTGAAGGAATTGGATCCTCAGCTTCAGTCACTTCATCTTCCTTCTTCTCTTCTTCGCAGCAGCCTTTCTTCTTGCCTTCAGACTCAAAGTAGTTCTCAGCAGAGAGCCACTTCTCATCTTCTTCAACTGCATCACCATCTTCAGCGACTTCTTCTTTCTTGTCATCTTCTTCGACAGTCTCTTCAGACTCAGCAGCTTTCATGAACTCATCTTCAGGAATTGTCTTTGTCTCAGTGCCATCGTCTGTGAAGAAGTCAGCACCGGCAGTCTCATCCTCAGCAAATGAAGTGTCAGCTTCATCTGTAGTCTTCTGCTCGGTATCACCACACTCCTCAACTTTCTTATCTTCTTCACCTTCAGCGATATGAGCATTGTGAGGCTTGTTCTTCAAGAGATCATTCTCTTTGACTTCCTCATCCTCATCAACTTTGATGTTCTCTTCTTTAGCTTCACTGATCAGCTGATCATACATTGCTTTCAGCTTAGTGTTCTCTTCGACTACTAGCTGGTTGAACTGCTTGAGATGTTCTAAAAACTTCATTTTCTGTTTTCCTTAATGTGGTGTTTCGTTTGTATTTACTTCGTCGCGTTCTAGTTGTCAACGCATTGCAAGTCACTACAAAGCAACATGAAGCAAATTGTGCAAACAAGAAACGTTTTCATCGATTGTTTATTTACCCTAGAAGAAATCGCAGCTGCTTCGATGCCATTCTCAAGGAGTAAATATGCATCAATATGTCAGTACTCCAATCATAGCAGCAAGAAGTGAGATTCTTGAAAAGAAAGAATCTTGAAGAAGAAGCAAGAATCTATGGAAACATGCTTGCAGACTAGATCAGAATGTTTGGCATTGACTGCATATACCACAAGCTCAACACTGATGTCTTTGGAAACTACAGAGACATTGTTGACTAGAACACACTTCTGAAGCACGCTTACAAAGGATATGACTTGAATCCTGACTACACTTGCTCAGCTGCTATGATCACTTTTCCAGAGATGCAGCAAGACATCTTCTAGCTGAACAAGTATGGAATTGTGCCTGAAGCTGAGGTTGACTTCAACTTTGACTCCAAGCAGTTTGCTTGTGACTTAGCTTCAAAGTGTGGACAGCTGAAAGAATACAAGATCAAGTCGAAAGTCATCGAATGCGAAGTGCCTGAATGTGGCCCATTGTCTTGCATATCTGTCGATCCAGCTACCGGAGAAGATGTGTCTGTGTTCTTGTCATCAGAACTCTTTCCTTACAAGCTGGGATTCAACTACAAAGAGACTTACGAGTGCGGAACCCTGAGTGGAAAGCTCTCAGTTGAGATTCCATGCTATGCTCTCAGCACACTGTACAAAGTAGTCTGTGATCCTTATGAGCACACACAGTTCACAGTTGAGATTCCAAAGAACAATGACTTGTACAAGAGCTTGACATACTAGATCTGCAATGAAGAGTATCTCGACACACTGATCTACATGGACTATGTTGTGAACAAGATTCCAACTAGTGCAGACAACACTGGAGACATTGTGCAGTACAAGAACGTCTTGTCTGGAACTATCTACGGCTCGGTGCTGTTCTATGACTTGAACAAGATTGGAAAGTATCTTGACTTGATACATCCAGAAGTCGGCGATGTCATTGAGATAGACTTCCCAGATGAGAAGAACAGAGAGAAGTACAAGATAACCGACTGCTTTGACAAGTCTTTGCAATCAGATGGAATCTCTCCTCTCTTGCACAAGTACATCTGGAAATGCAAAGCCCGCAGATACGTTGACTCTTATGAAGACACAGGCTTAGAGCCTACTGAAGCAGACAAGCAACTAGAAGAGAAGATCAAGCATGATGCAGTTGTTGAAGAAGAGATTGTTCGCAAGATCTCACTATATGATGAAGGTGACTAGGAAGCTTACGGTGGATATGAAGGTGTCATTGGACAGTATGACATGATGAATCCAGACAAGTACAAAGCTGAGAAGTACGACTATCTTGCGGGTGGCTAGTGCTTAGACATAATCAGATTTGGCTCTGGAAGTCGCCTTGTCACAAATGGATATGACTTAGTCTTCATTGTTGCACCAGTCAATGGCAATGCCGGAGATGGATATCTTGTTGCAACTAGCGATGCAACGGAGACTACAGCTCAGTTTGAATGTGGCTTGAGATGGCTCAAAGCATCTAATGACAAGATTGTGTTTGTGAACATTGAAGGCCAATCGACGGCAATTGCAGAAGATGAAGTTGCAACAAAAGGTCAGATGGAGCTTTGTCTGAACGATCTCAATGAGAAGACGCTAGATGTTGCTGAAATCAACTCAAATGGTGAGAATTTCTTGAAGTTCAAAGGCACAAGAAGCTACTTGTGGTCAGACGGAAAGCATCTGTTTGCAAAGCTTCAGAGCAACAAAGCCCTGTACAAGCTGGTCTGATGACACATCTAGAGCTTGGACACTTTCCAAGAAACTAGTATGTTATGAGACAATGAAACCTAACACAGTAAAGGAAAACACAAAGATGAAGAAGCTAGTATTGACTATTGCTGCTGCCATCATGGCAGTTTGCGTTGGTTGCAAGTCAGTTCCAACTGATGGCCAGATGTACACTGCATCATATGCCATTGGTGTTTCTGCTGGTCTTGTTGCTAACATGACGAAGATCGATGATGCATCTCGCAATGCTGTCATTGAGATCATGAACAAAGTTGATAGTTGCATTCCAGCTACAAATGAGACATTCTCTGCAGCTTGGACACCAATTGCAGCTGAACACATCGCTAAGCTTGTTGAAGAAGGCAAGATTGATGCTGGACAGGGAATCCTCATTGCTAAGACATTTGAAGTTGCAGTCAATGGAATTGACTATCTCTTCAACGTCAGATTTCCAAAGGCACGCCAGTATCAAGAGCTTGTTGAAGCAGCAACTCATGGCTTCTGCGGTGGCTTCTTGACAGTGTTCAAGTCAGCTAACTCATCAATGGGCTTCTCATCATCGAGCAGTGCAACATACGATGTTGAGGCCTATGACTACCTAAAGGCAAAGTGCCGCAAGTGGTAATAAGCTTGTAGCCTTAAGCTGTTAGGTAAAAGACAAAGGTCGGAAG